TACATTGCGTATCAATCGTACATTCCCCACAAACGGCTTCCATCTTTTCGTTTTCGATAAATGACACTTCAACGGGACGAATATTGGTGGCATAAATGTCACCCATAACATCGACGTCCTTAGAGAACCAGTCGATGCTTACGTTCGTTATGTCCCCGTCTTTTACCTTTCCAATCACTTCATTAGCCCGTTCTGTTGGCTCAGTAATCTGGGCCAACATCTTAATGGCTGTTTTTCCATTTTCAAGTTCCTCAATCTCCGGATTTATTGCCTTTCCAATTAAATCTTCAGGCGTCCTTTGATGATTCACATATATAGGGAGCTCTCTAAAGAGCTCTACATTATCTTTAAGTAGTTCCGGTTCTATATAAACCTTGTGTTCCTGGTCATCTTTTGTGTATTCGTGCGGCCCTGATGTGATAGCTCGCACAGAAAATTCTGTAATATTTTCCGCCATATCAGTATCTACTGCTTCGATATCTTCAATAGAAAACTCTAAAGCAAATGTTTTTCTGGTCTCTTCGAAATTTCCCGCACCGTGCTGCAAAAAACCAAATTCTTTTTCGATACCGTTCTCATCAGCCCACATTGAACACATATTTTGTGCCATTACCTGATGTTTTTCTATGCCTCGCTTTTTAAGCCGTATTCCAAGTTCGGTTACGCATTTTTTCATTTGATTCATACTACTACCTCCGTAATTTGTTCTTTCTTATTTACGTTAATAGTCTCAGTTTTTTTGCGTTTTCCCTTTGTATTAGCAGCGGGTTTGTTTCCTTTCTTCCGCTTGGCACGTCGCTGTTCCGTTCTTTGCGACTCTTCCTTTTTATCTTTACCCATTCCTCCTGAAATGTTTACATCAGGGGTAGTAGGTTGTAAATCAACGGTTCCCTTAGGGTCCAATCCTCTCTCAGCCCTGACTTCTGAAGATGCAAGCACTCCTTCCGAAAGGTATATCATATCCGTCTTGGCTTTGGTAAAGGCATCTTCCACATTCATTTGCCTGAATTTAAATCGCACATCATCGCCCAATTGGGGCATCAGTTGGGAATTAAGAGCAGATTCGACCGCTTTCTGTAGATATTTCACATACGGCTCAAAAATTGGGCGCGCTTGTTCAGGATTATTCCACATTGTTTTTGGAACTTTCAAGGCAATGTGTATCTTATCCATTATATCATCTGTAAATTTGCCATATTCAAAAGCGCGGCTGCTTCCTTCCATTTCTTTTATTTCTATATCGTTGCCGTGAATAATATCTTCTCCAGGTTCTAATGCATTGAAAGCTGCAACAATTTCATTAATCTTATCTGGACCATAAGGCATATCAGGAAGTCCACAAGATATATCGAAACGTGACACTGCGTGTTTATTCAAAGCAATACCAATATCCCTCAATGCAAAATCTTTTAAGTCAACTAAATACATTACCGTATGAACATCAGATAAACCATAGGCATAATCATCAAATGGGTTATTTTGTAGCTCTATGATTTCATCTGCTTCAAATCGAATATTTTCAGTATCTCCTCCTACTTCCTGATAATAATACATTAACTGGCCGTGTTCACTTCTTTGAACAAACATATTCTGTGATGAACGTAAAACTAAATTATCTCCCGTCCATTCTAAATATCCTGAGCCAAAAATACGTGCATTCCTCAGCCATCCATAAATGGTCATATCAATATCAATATCAACGAAGGTCTTTGTTATTTCTTTACGCAAATCTTCATCTTCAGTTACAATATCATAACCATCTTTTACTGCATAAAGACAGGGTAAATCAATAAGGGTTCTGATAATAGGGTCAGACAAATATATGTTCATATATTTACGATTGTCACCAATATGGGGTTCAAATCGATGGGATGTATACTCCTTCGTAAGGCGAATTCTTCGAATCACGCCCTCTCCGAAATCGAGCGGTTCGTCTTCTTTAAACGGAGGGTTTTTACCTACAGTGGCAAATCTCCGGCTTACCCAATCGCCAAGACCCATTGATGACCTACAATTATATACTTTTCGCTGATATTTATAGTTTTCCTTACAATCCACGAGGATTGGGTTTATAAAAAGTATTTTGAGGACGCCCGCTAGAAGCCATTGAAACTCCGCTATAAGCGCCCCGTCTGTTTATTTTGTTTGCCCCCAGCTGAATAGATGTAAAACTACTTTCTGCGGGTAACATTCCCAATGTTGCGTGTATTCCCATTACTGAGCTATCACAATAATCATCGTGCTTTCCAGTAGGTGCCCCGATTTTTTCAGTCTTTTGAGTAGCATCCATCACGTATTCCAAAGTAGAATGTTCTTTATACCATTTCGACATAAGTTTCTTATCCGGACCTGTTAAGTTTTTGGGATTCGGAACACGGACCATACCTTTTTGAATAAATGATACATAATCACGATAAGCATATGTTTTTGTACCTTTCGGTCCTCCTGTAAATACGAAAGGAATGAAATGAATACTTGCGGGAATACATTCTAAACGTATCTCCTGCTCAAAAGCACCACCAATACCAGTAGCATCAATAATAACGCGTGAGGCGCTAAAACTTCTTGCAATTGCCATAATACGTTCTCGCTGATATGGTATATCGTGTCCCCCAGATTTAGGACCGATTTCTTCCAAGTATATAAGACGTGCAATATTTCCCCCTTCAGATTTTTCGGTAGTCCAGACGCTGATAACTGTGCTATTAACAGATTTACCAATGTCAACAGCGACACTACAATTAGTGAATTTCTTTCCATCGGGCTCAATGGCTTCGGGTCTAATGAAGGCGTAGTTATCAAAACAATTCCTCAAGTGTTTGGTATTAAATACATTCGATACACTTTCTACAAATTCACATTCATATTCCGTTTTCCAATGAATGGAATCTTCTCCCCACTCTATCATTTTGTTTAACATTTCCTCTTCATCATATGGTGGTTCGTATGCCTCTCCCTTTATAACCGCGTCTCTCCAATTGAAATGCATTCGTTCAAAAGAATCTGCATAACTCTCATCATACAAATACCGATGCATATGATTTTCTTTACTTTTAGGGGTTCCTAAATTAATAAAGGGCGCCTTATTCGCTACAATGCACGGTTCTACATTATCTATAAAGAGGGTATCAGCTATTAAAGGACTTTCATCAACTATTAAAAAGGTCGGGTGTTGACCACGTATCGCCTGTCCTTGATTACTTGGAGCAATGGGTGCCCTACGTAATAAAGTACCTCCCTTCATCTTGATTGAAGGCTTGTTATGCAACTTGTATGCGCCAATCAAAGAATTAAGAAACACATTGTCTCTAAAATGCCGATAGACGTAATTAAAAATCAAGGCAGCTTGGTCTTCTGAGGGGGCAATAACAAACACTACGTCCCTAAAGCGGCGAAAAAACATCCAAATAACAACGGCCACTGAAAGTGCCCACGATTTACCGCTGCCACGAGGCGCCAGAATTGCCATCTTACGTTGAACATCAGGATTTCCTTTTGGATATGTTAATGATTTAGTTATAATTTGTAACTGTAAGGGTCTTAATCTAAGCGGTCTTTGGTTTTTATCTATTAAATAAGTTTCACAAAAAGCACGAACAAGTTGTTCCATTTTCCTTTCGTCACATCTTATTTCTTCAAAGAACTTTTCCATCTGGACGGAATCATAACTATTCCTGCCGGATATTGCTCTCTTCAATGCTGTCGTTTCTTTCTTCACTGCTTTCATCATCAGATAAGTCCCCCAGGAAGTTCATAAAGCTTTCGGTCTTCTTTTCTACAATAGTTGGTATTTCTATATTTAAAGCACGAAATTCTGTGTGAATATCCTTAACTATTTGATTTCTTTGTTTTAAAAGTATACTACGTAATTCTATATTTTTTATATGTTCAATTATTTCTTCCCATAAAACATCTTCAATTGCCAGATTGCGAGCCAATAAGCGAACAAGTTCTTTATGCCTTTCGTATTCACCTTCACCAACTCTTTCTCTTAGTCGAGATTCATATTCATCTACAGATATAACGCTCATTTCTTTTTCTTACCCTTGGGTTTTAATTGAGGGTATTTTCTATAAACTGCAGCTCTGATACCCGCCGGGCGAGGTGCGTTATGTGCTAGTTTCAAAGCAGACTTTGCTCGAGTTAGTGTATTGATAGGATAACTTCCCGCGGGTGCTCCTCCCGATGGACCTGCAAAAGCTTTCACTCCTTTATATTTTCCAACATTAGAACCGCCAGGTCGCTTCCGTGCTGCAGCCTGTTTTTTCTTAGCTGTGGTTTTCTTCTTTGCTTTTCTTTTATAAGCCAAGTTATCACTCCTCATCAGATAAACAACAATCATCTTGGTCTACACAAGATAAAAGAACTTCTATTAATTCGTGTAGTCCATCAACCTGTTGTCTCAATTCTTCACCTTCGAAA